TTATCTACCATATTACCCCTTTATTGCTGATTATCTGTGGGCCTACCACCTTTCGACGGATCAGCAGCCGAACCCGCAATATTAGCGGGTATTCTTATTTCGTCATGACCGTCGAGTTTGTCATAACGTAATTCTATTCTTGCTTCATTAGCTGTAATGATGCCTGCATTGACTAATGTCGAATGGTAAGCAGCAATATCTTTTAATTCTGGTTGCAGTGCACTTACTGATGCAGTAATTGCTTCAACGTCGTAACCATAGTATCGCTCTAGGCTAGATACAAACTTACGAACAACTGGCATTACTGTTTCTAAGTAAAATAACCTTAAATTAGGTGAAATGTTAGCGTTGTTACCACCTGCTAATAAAATGGGTGGAACACCAATACATTGCATAATTAGTTCGTTGTGGCTTTTGATCGACTGATCAAAATCCATATCTTTGAAGTTTTGATTAGATACTTGTGCAGGTTTCAGTCCCGAATCTAAGATTACTGGGCGCTTGCCACCTTGTTTAGTTGAGTATTTTTGTAACCAGTATTGAATTGTTTTTTCTTTTGCAACTTGTGAAAGTGTGTTTTCACTAGTTAAAACTAAACCGAATACAGCACCGTTTTCAAAGAAGTTTTCTTGGAAACTTTGCATTGCGTATAAGGTAGCAATGGATTTTTGTGCTGACTCAAGTCGTGATGCACCACGGTAAATTGAATTGGAATTCAAGTCACGAAAGTGGAACACTTCTGACTCTTTAAAATCCACCATTCCGTTATAGCGGAATCCGCGAATAAACGTTTTGGTGTCTGTTAAAATCTCTACGCTTTGCGCTGGCAAGTGATACATAAATACACCGTCAAAGTGTACGAACACGTTGCCTTCCAAGATCAAGTCTGTGAAGATTGCTTGGCGAAATTCTTGTGTTGATTGATAAGGATTTGGTCGATAGTTTAAGAGCGTATTAAGCGACTTTTGGCGAATACCGCCAACAACACCATCGTGAATCTTATCTTTGACGTCGTAATCAAGCGAAGCTGCTGCATTAACCAGCATACTCACCGATCTATTAACCGACTCTAATTTTTGGAAAGCTTGTTTGAATGTTAACTTGCTTTCTGAACCAATTTGTGTACCTGCTTCTTGAGCAATACGAGCTTGTGCTGGATTGAGTTTTTCAACAATCCAGTCTGTGAATCTTGACATAGTTTTCCCTTAAATGAACTCAGAGAAAAAACTACCAAAGCTTTTCTTGGGAACTACGACTGATTCCACCACACCACCAGTTTGTTTTGCACGCTGCGTTTCTATCCAGTGAGCTTGTTTGGGCTCTGAACCAGGTCGAGGAGCTTTACCGTAAACACTGTGCAGCGCTACATGATGACGGTTACAAAGGGTGTAAACTTGGTCATATAACTCTGAATGGTGCTCCGCAATAAACTCATCTCGCACAGCTAAAATACCGGCATCTGTTGAAATATCATATCCACGAGCTTCAGCCCATTTATCTAAGAGTATAGTAACTGAGTGTAGGTGATGCAGTTCCAAATCTTGTGAACTTTCACAGATGTAACAGCGATCTTGTTTTTCATAGGCTGCTTTAGCCCGGTCGCGAACCCATTTAACAGGGATTCGCTTGTTTGTGTTCTTAGCCATTATTCCAAAGTACTCCACAATTACCTAGTATTATAACCCAAAGGCTAGGAAATGTCAATGTTAAAATTTTTCGAGGCATTATACCGTGTAAGTGTACAGTGCATAACGAACTGCGTCAGCCATGTGACTATATTGATCATGCTGTGGTCGCTCACGTTGGAGCCCCTCGCGTTGATCCCAACGATATTGGTCAAACATAGCACGTACGTTGGTGCAGTGTGGAGCTACCTTGAGTCGACCCTGCTGTAGGAGAGTTTGCACATAAGCAATACCAGGAAGCACATCTTTTTTGGCTTTTGTAGTTGAGATGTTGTATAGGTAAGCCAAGTCTGACGCAAACTGTGCAGCTGCACTATCAATAAAAGTGACTTCAACACCATGACGTGTATTCATTTCTGCAAATGCCGTTGCATGCTGCTCGGTAGTTTGCTCCGATTTCAAGTATTCATCGACAATATAAAAGCAATCGCGGTTCCAATCGTAAATGATAGCGCAGTAAGCAGTACTATCTCGGTAGCCAGGGTCACACCCAGCAAACGCTTCACCTTTGAGATCTTGTGGGATTTCAACAACGTCTTCTTCCTTTAGTGTGTAAATTTGACCCTCAAACACAGTAAATGAGGCCAAGTATTCTTGTTCAAATTCGGCTTTTGACATGCTTCGACGAGCTTCAGCCACATCCGATTCAGCCATGCGAGTATTCTCCGAATAGTCAGCTTGCAAGCTGATCCATTCAGGAAAGTTGGGATCAAACCCACGATTCCAAAATTGACTAAACCAGTTGTTGCGACCACGTGGAGTTGAAATAAAAATGGCCTTGGCGTTGGGTTTGTCTAGTGTAGGGCGCAGCGCTACGTTAAACGCAGCTTCGCCGCCTTCGCCAAGTGCAGCCTCGTCAAAGATAATAAGATCATATGATCGACCCACAGTACTATCCACAGTGCCCAGCGACCCCATACGAATGGTTGATCCGTTTGAAAGCTCGATAATTTTATCTTTTAGGTTATCGCGTGCAACTTCTAAGTCAAAGTGTTTGATCAACTTGCGTTGCAGTTCAAAGGAAATAGACGATAAGTTATAGTTGGGTGAAATGATTAACACATTCGACCCAGGCACAAGTGTTACCAGTTGACCAATAATATTGGCTATGTAAGTTTTGCCCAGTCGACGGGCTAAAGCAGCGCAAATAAAGCGGTACTTGGGGTCGTTGACGGCGTTAATGAGGGCAATTTGGGGACGATTGATTGTTTCCCAAATGTTGAGTAATTTTAGGTAATTTGTGATGGGTAGCTTAATAAACCGCTGTTGAGGGTCGAACTCAGTTATAGCATCACAATTTACGTCGGGACGTGAGACTACGAGCATTAAACGCCTTCACCAGTGATTAATTTTTGCACAAGTTGCGAATATTTTGATCCGTCTAGACCTTCGTTGATTTGCACGTTAACTTGTTTTTGTGGTGCGGTCGACTGCTTGGCTTTCTCCAGTGCAATTTCACGGTCTAATAAATCCATTGACATTTTATGCGACATTTGTAATAATTCTGCAATGTCTTTGGTTGAGCCAGTTTGTGACTCCTCCAATTCCTGAAACTTTTGTTTGATTAGTGCGTCCATGGCACGTCGCATCAAGAAACGGTTGTTGTAGCCACTATCAAAGAAAACTGAGTCAATATAAGTTTTGACCTCGCGGCGTGCTAGTAAGCTTGTTACCACCTCAGGGTCTAAGTCAAGTTCCTGGGCGACTGCACGGGCGTCGTTGAGCTGCAAGTAGGCATTGGCTACTTCTAGTGCTTCGGGGCTGATGCGTACGGTTTCGGCAGGTAGGTGAGTTGTCATAATAGTATCCTTTTGTGTTGATTATACCAGTTTAGGGGGTTGGTGGCAAGTGTGGATTTTGGCACCTTAGGGTGTTTGGAAATTTCCCTTAGATAGGCCGTGTGGGTGGGCCCATAGGCGGTAGGGTATATTATAGTCTAATAACCGCCCCTAGTCAATAGGTGTTTATCCCTATGTTGTATTTCAACACACTTGATCTTTGGTAGGTTATTCGTGTATAATAGAACACATGATGACAAGGAATAACAACATGACACTAATCAAAGAAATTTTACAGGCTATTGTTTTTGTTGCAATAACCTTTTCACCATTGTGGTTTTATCTTGCGTTTATGATGAAACCTTGATATAATATCTTTTTTAGGAGAAAATAAGATGACTAGCAAAGCCGTAAATTATACAGCGGAACAAACCGCTAAGATGATTGCCGATTATCAATCAGGCATGACAGTTGATTCTATCGCTGAATCATTGGGTAAAACTGTTCGTTCAGTTGTTGCAAAATTGAGCCGTGAAAAGGTTTACCAAGCTAAGGCTTACAAAACAAAATCAGGCGAGACACCAATTAAAAAGGATGTTCACGCTGACTATATTGGCGAAATGTTGGGCTTGACCGAAGCCGATACCGAATCACTTACCAAAGCTAATAAGGTAGCTTTGGCAAAGATTGCCGATTTTATCAGGGCTGAAAAGACCTTGTAACCAATAGGGGCTTTGCCCCTATCTTAATTTTTGTGATATAATACAATCATGCTAGATTATACAAATACAATTTACTACACTATTAAAAATAGTATTCCTGAACAATATCGCCCTTATGCTAGGATCAAGGCTAGGGCTAATGGATGGTATGAGGTATGCTATGCAATGGTAACTGCATTTTATCGCATGAGTAATGACGGAAAAATTCTAGAAGTACAGGTAGATTAAAATGATTCGCTCCACTAATGTCCGTTTGTTCCAGCTTATACTACAAGACGAATTCAAGTTAAAGCATAGGGTTAACTTTGCAAAAACTAAGGTTTTGCGATTTGATGGCGATTCTTGTATGGGTATGTATGAGGGCGAGAATGTATCAGATAAAAAGATAAACCACAAAATCAGGTTTGCCACTAGCGAAATAAAATCAGACCTTGATTTGTTTTCAACATTAGCACATGAGTATGTTCATGCTTGGCAAATGGAACATGGCTTAGATTTGGGACACGATAAAGAATCAGGTTTCACCCAATGGCGAGAATATTTCCACAAAAATTATGCAATAGATTTGGTTTCATTTTGAATACTCAGGTTTGCAGAAAAAATTGAATACTCAGGTATTCAATTTTGCGCCAAAATTATATCATATAATTTTGACCCGTGTCAATAGGGGTAAACACCTATGTTGTATTTTGGCACACATGGTTTTTTGGCGTTTTTGCGTGTATAATTGGGGCTATGATGAAAACACAATACCAATATACAGTTAAACAATTTGCAGAATTTCGCAAATTTTGCTTGCGTCACAATTTAAAATTTGCTACAATGGCTGAATACCAATCGGCAATTAGACAATATTTCAAGGATTAAAAATGGCTAAAATCAAAAAGGTTTCAATTTATGACATGGACGGAACAATTGTTTGTTCCCTTCACAGATACCGCACAATTGTAGATGACAATGGCGAACGAATTGATCTAGGTTACTGGAGAGAAAATGAATATAGAGCTTTGGATGATTCGCTCTTGCCACTTGCAGAACAATACAAAAAAGACCTCACAGATGAAAACTGTTTTGTCATTATTGCTACTGCCCGTGTTTTGCGGAATCCTGATTACGAATTTATTGATTCGGTTTTGGGAAAACCTGATTACATTATCTCTAGGACTGATGGCGATAATGTCTCAGGCGGTACATTAAAAATTAATGGCTTGGCTAAATTTTTTAATCTCAAGCCATTCAAAGATGCAGAATTTACATTTTATGAAGATAATGTAAATTATTTAAAAGCGGTTTGCGATAGATTTAATATTCGAGGCGTTTATGTACCATCAAAACAGGGACACTAAAATGATTTTAAATTATTGGACTAATAAAGATTTTCAAAGGGGTTATGATGCCCATTCGCTAGGTGAGCCATTAGACAAAGCACAATCGGAATTTTGGCAAATGGGCTGGCATGAATGGGAAAATGACATGACTCGAAGCGAATCTGTAAATTATATTTGAATACTCAGGTTTTCAAAAATTTTTGAATACTCAGGTTTTCAAAATAACTGTGGTTTTAAAACCACAGTTTGCGCCAATTATACTAGTATAATTGAGCCCGTGTCAATAGGGGAAACCCTAATTTTGCATAAATACAACACAAATAAATAAAATAAATTTGTTGCAATTTTTCCCACTTTTTGCCGAAAATCGCTTATACTCAGGGCTTACCAACTAAGGGCTTACAATGGCTAAAAAACAATTCTTCGCTATCGTTGACACTGAAACCACAATGCAAGATACTGTCGCTGATTTTGCTTGCGTTATCGTTGACAGAAACGGCAAGATTTACAACCAATGCGCTGTTATGGTTAAAAACCATTATGATGCTTTTGAATTGTTCCACGACAAAAAAGCTAATGACATTTGGGGTTATGAGGGTTTAAATAAACGCAAAGCCCAATATATCGCTATGCTAGATAATGGCGTCCGTATGTTGGCTTCAGTTAATGCAATTAATAAATGGATTAATCAGGCAATCGGTAAATATAATCCTACATTAACTGCATATAATCTGGCTTTTGATTATGCTAAATGCTCAAATACTGGCATTGATTTATCGGTTTTCAATAATCGTTTTTGTTTATGGCAATCTGCAATCGGTAATATTTGCAATAAAAAAGCATTTAAACAATTTGCATTAGATAATCACCAATTTAATAAGCCTACCGCAAATGGTAATATGACATTTAAAACAACTGCAGAAACTGTTTGCGGTTTTATTAATAATCAAATGATTATTGAGCCCCATACAGCATTAGAAGATGCAAGGGATTTTGAATTACCAATTTTAACTAATATTATTAAAAAGCGTAATTGGCAAGATAATATCAAGCCTTATAATTGGCAAGATTTTCAGGTTAAAAATCATTTTGTGGCGGTAAAATAATGGGATTAACTAATAATAAAATTTTATGGATTATCTTATTGTTGCTTTTTATTTATACTCAAAAGCGATACGATATTGACGATCATTATGAAATGCGCTATAATAACTTTTTAACAAGGGATTTGATATGGAAATAATAGGCTGGCTTGGTTCTATATTATTGGCATTTTGCGGATTACCTCAGGCAATAGAATCATATAGAACAAAATCCTCAGAAGGATTAACTTGGGGATTTTTATTTATGTGGTTTGTTGGCGAGATATTAACAATTATTTATATTTTGCCTCAAATGGTTTTACCATTATTATTTAACTATACTGCAAATGTAATCTTTTTGTCGATTATTATTTATTATAAAATTAATCCCAAAAAATAAGCCCTCAGGGGCTTTTTTTTTTTGTTTTAAATTGTAATACTTTTGTTTTCAGATAAAATTGAAAACAAAAGTATTACATTTGGTGCGC